GTAGTATCTTGCTAATGTAGATACTATCATGCTTTACTGTTTCAATCGGAATATGCCGGATACTCCGACAGGATGAAAACCATATTGCTGATGTCAGCAATATGATCAGGAAGTATACTAGGCGTCTCATAGCTTCAATACTTGATTTCTATTCATACCATCTGCCCGGAATGATACATGTACCCAGGCAAAGTTGGATTCATCGATAAGCTGATCAAACGGCAAGTTTTTCTGAATGTAGTCAAACAATAACTTATTCTGTTGCCGATCACCGGTATCAATATCAGCAGCTTGTCCGGTCATGTGTTGGCTGGTAGCAGAACCCTTCACTGCTTTATTCAATGCCGGGCAGCGGAAACCGGAATTAACCGTGATCGGTTTACCGTACCATTCCCGTAATGGGTCCAGTACATTATTCACTAGTGCAGTCAGATTAACGACATGTTCCTGATTGCATCTGTTATTGATTCCTAAGCGGTCTGCAGTCGTAGATTTGCAGAGTTCCGCAATTGTAAAGTACTTCATTTCTTTTCCTCCTCTTTTTTATCAATTTTTCTTAGATCTTCTGCTATTGCTTATGCCCCTTGCATTTATCGGTTTTATTATTCGCAAATGCGAAGAGTATGATATAAAGCATAAAGGGAATTAGGTATACTAAATTTAAGTTCATTTAGGTTCCTCCTCTTTTTTAGTTATTACACCTTCCATGTCTTCTTTCTCTACACTGAATACCTTCTTAGCAAATACCCCGATAGCAGCCGCAAGATTGAAGTTATATCCTTTTGGCTTCAAGATATTGCTAATGATCGAGCAGCCTTCAATGAAGCAGACAAACAAGCAGGCATACGTATCAATACGGACAGACATCTCGGAGGCTTTCTGAATCATGACGACCATAACCACAAAGGAAAAGTAAGTAACCATCTTCCCCATAGTGGCCCGCCATGCCCGGCTGAACCTTACATGCTCATGCGTTAATAAACTCTTCCTTACCCCTGTCACCAAGTCACAGATTATCACACAGAACATTGCTATCAGCCAAGGGATCATCATTTGCAGACTATCTATTACGAAGCTGCCGGCAATAGGTGCGAACATTCCTGCTACTGCCTGATGAATTGCTTTTTCCTCCATATACTTTTCTCTATCTAATTATTAATACTACCTTTGCCTGTCATTATTTATATCATAGTAATTAGGGATATTTCCCTTAATGTTTGTTTTGTTTGTGTTATTAAACCGTCAACTCGTGATGAGCAGGGCGGTTTTCTTTTTAATATAGTATCACGGCGATATAGGTAGATACAAACGCCGCACACTCTATCCAGAACATCCACTTTCGATACCTGAGTCCCAATCCTGCGGCGATCAGCATCGCAATCAAGGGAATATACCACATGCCGGAGAAACACGTCCACAGGACCGCGGAAGTACCGCATATGGCCGTAGCCGCATAATGTACCTTCCCGTCAAGTTCCAGCTTAAAGCAGGGAGCCGCACCGACAAACATCAGTCCTCCACATGAAAGGAAGGCAAGGAACTGAAGGTTTTCATCTGAGCATTCAAGCCATGCGGGCAGCAGGAGCATTGCCGGCACAATCATAGCAAGCTGGAACGGCCACTTCTTTCTTCCCCTCTTCTCCAACTGATAGTAAGTATCAGAGATGGACCACGGAATGTCTTTTATGGCCCTCAGCGCATAAGCCATGTATGCGACAAACAATAACAATGAAGAAATAATCAATAAAACCATAATCTTTTAATTATAAGTTAAACACTAATTTTTCAGGATAACCGACCGTGTAGTCGTACGCTTCAATCTCTTCCACCGTCTGTAACGCACTGACGGCTGCAATATGTGCCTGTGTCGCGTTATAGCATTCAAGGGCATACAGTTCGAGCGCGTTCAGCATGCCGATAGCAGGGTGGACGGGAATCGTAAACCGCATACCGGAAAACCAGAGCGTGGTCGTTTCCCTGCCGGCGTCTTTCTCGATACCGATCGAGTTCATCAGTCCTACACGGGTAGACTTGTCAAGCCACATCGGACTTCCTCCCATCATGAAGGAATTGACCGCATCGGATGTGTCATAGCTATTGATCCGAGCTATCTTGGAGGATATCGCCCTTTCAAGTAGTTCCTCCGGTGTCGGGTCAGGGGACACGTATTCTTCATATCCTGCTTCCAGATACTGCTCATGCGTAGGATTGATCACCTGCATGTCACCAATGACGATCCGCCTGCCGGCGAATACTTTCTGTCCATTTTCGATCTTATAATACTGTTTCATAATCCTTGTGCTATAAAGAAATTATATTTTTCATTTGCCCCTAGTTCTCTGTTATCAATACGCATCGCATTTATTTTTCCGTTCCAAAATTCTCCTATTCCTGAAGCTATTCTGTTTGCTCCCAGCAACAGTGTTTCATCGGTGTGGGATGAAGGAAGTGATATACTGGAAGGAATCCTATGAGTATAAGCGTCATTACTGGTCACGATTTTACTATAAGTAACTCTATTACCGTTAGAAGTCAAAACCAGCCCTCTTCTGACGCCATACACACTATCATCAAAAACCGTACTAGGAGTATATCCACTTTTTCCAATCATACTACAGCGTTCAAAGGCTGATCCTGTAAGTTGGGAGAAAGTGACACCATGCTCACTTCCATGGTTACGTGTAGTGAATATGGTCTGATTCGCTCCGTTATCCACCGCTCGTGACGTGAAGACCAGCATCAGCGTAAAGGGTTGTCCGGTCCATAACTTGATGCCGGTATCCAGATACTGGTCCGTCCCATTAAAATCATATGGGTTCTCAATCTTCTGCTGCGCCATCATCAGCCCTCTTCTAATCCCGCTCATTGTACACCTCCTATCACCGCTATATTATTAAGTACTGACACCTGATAGGTCTTATTCGCCTCTATGGTCGGTTCATTGATCCATTTGACCGTAGAGGGCATTACAAGTGTAACGGGAGTACTGCCACATGTAAATTGAAAGATTCCCTCATTACCTTCATCCAGACCGATATACACACTTAGCCGAGTGCAGTTCGTTACAACATGTAACATATTCATCCTTAAAGCCAATGAAGCATTTCCATTTGAATCGCCTACGACATTGTCTATTTGCCTGTATGAGGAATATATGGCCCCATGACTTGTTGATACTGTCAAAGAAGATGATACGACATACTCTTTAATGACCATCATGGACGCTTCGCCATCCCCTGCGAACATACTAACAATCACATCCCCGTTTGATTGTACGTACATATTCACAGGAACGCCAAAATAACAATTATTATTTATTGCCTCTATAAGGCTGTCATACTGAGCCTGTGTACAATTTCCATCTTCATACATATCCAACAGCCAATTGATATCATAGTATTCAACTCCTCCTCCCGCTCCGGCAACGACTTCCGACCATGCACCGTTCTTCCGACCATATTGCTTATTGTCGTCAGGGGCATCAGTGAGGTATCCGGCACCGTTTGCCAACTGATTGTTGTCGGTAGGAATAGTCGGAAAATCGACAATCTGAGATTTCGTATGAGTATGGGAAGATGCAGCTTTGCCTGCCAGAGCGGTATTAATAACTTTATTCTGAACAGGATTAGTACTGGTGCCCGACAAGGAAGAATCGACGGTAATCTTATTTGCTCCTGCTGCGATTCCAGCTAACTTGGTCTTTTCCGCCTGCGAATAAGCTACATAACCTTGTAATGCGACGTACAGATTTTGAGCCTCCGTCTTTCCCAGCTTCTGAGCGATAGCATTATTGATCGCCGTAACAGCATCCTGATTGTTCAGCACAGCCGCTGCAAGTTCTCCGAGGGTGTCAAGAATTTCCGGAGCCGTTCCGATCAGTGCGGATATCTGAGTATCCGTATATCCTTTTGCCGTCGAAAGGTAGTTTGTGATCAAGGTCCGGATGTCCGCATGCGCTGTCCCTGATGTATTATGCGCTCCAATCTGCGCGGATACGTCGGGCGTGGGAATCTTGTCTATCTCATCATCTACATATGACTTACTTACAAAGTTGCTGTCGTTCGTCAGCTGGCTTACCTTTGCCGGAATCGTGGGCTTGTGCAGGATGGCACCTTTCCCGGAAGTAGCATTCCAGTCCGGCTGCACCTGTTCGGGAATGGTGGGTGCCGCGTATTCTACGAAGGAGCCTTCCGTACTGCCGTTGGAAGAAGGTACAAACAGGTACTTCTTTCCTGCTACCAGTCCGGTTCCGGACGCGGACACATTGCCCGATCCTTCTCCAGGAAGCCCCTTGTCTCCCCGCGGAATAGTCAGTGAAAGCAGATACTTCGGATTGCCTTCTGCCGTTGTTCCGTTAGCCGTCAGCGTAGCGGATGCCTGCGTGCCAGGATTACCGGTAGCGACCGTTCCAAATTCCAGCACAGGGGTTTTTCCATCCGTACCGTCTTCCCCGTCAGTCCCGGGATTGCCCTTGTCGCCCTTGGGCAGGGTGAGGTTGATTTTGTATTTCGGATTGCCGGATGAGTCTGTACCATTTGCCGTGACGCTGGCTGAAGCAGAAGATCCCTGGCTGACCGTCCCGATCTCGAATACAGGTGTCTTGCCGTTGTCTCCCTTGTCGCCCTTGGGCAGGGTGAGGTTGATCCTGTATTTCGGATTGCCCGAGGCGTCAGTACCGTTTGCCGTGACGGCAGCCGAAGCGGAAGTACCCTGCTGTACTGTACCGATTTCGAATGCGGGCGTCTTGCCGTCCTGGACGTTTTTGGCTGCTGTATTGGCTGCGCCTGCCGCGTCTGTAGCCGATTTAATCGCGGCGGCCGTGTCCGTCTTACGTTTCTCTTCCGCTTCGACACGAAGATTCTCGGCATCCGTCACGCTTGTGTTCGTCACCTGCAGGGTAGCGATCATATCCCGGGCCGGCTGCTGCAACTGCGCTATCTCCGCCCCGGTCAGATCACTGAAATGAAGCTTCAGCGAGTTTTTCTGCGCTTCGGTAAGATCGTCAAAGGTCAATGAGATGGATTCGTAATTGACCAGCAGCTTCCATGCCGTATCGGTCGTATACTTCCATTCAATGCCAAGGTCACCCTTGCGGAACTCGGGGGTCTTTCCGGCGGCTACGATTCCGGTATTAACGGTACCGATCCACCAGACGTTCTCCTTGATGGAGGGTGTAACATCATTCCTGACAGCCGTCTTGAATAAGGCGACCGTCATCTTGCCGTTTACTCCCGTACTCTGTACGAGCAGAATGTTATCCAGTTCCGACACGGAGGAAACACTCTGAAAGTCTTTTATGTCTAGATTTTCCATAATCCATGTTTTTTAAGATTGTGCCTCGCTATCTTCACAGACCGCTACGGCTATAATTTACAAATTAAAAGTTCTCCTTAATGCACCACCTCGTAATAAGGGATGTTATTGTAATTCCCTGTCACTCCTATGTAGCTAAGCTCCGAGTAGGGATAGATACACAGGCTGAACGGATAGCGGACTTCCGTACCATCCTGCTCAATCACCGTGACTCCGCCATTCTGATAGGTTAAGGCGTTGGGAATAACAACCCCTCTGAACATTTTGCCGGCGGGTATTTTGATCTTGACCGTCGTAATTGAGTTTGCATAAGTCACATCATTTGATAACTGTACATTCAGAAACACATATAGCGCATAACTGTAGAAATTACCGATAAACACCTGCGATCCAAGTTCGTGCATGTAAATCTGCAGACCGATACCCGTATCCGGATTGCCGAGATTGTTGATTCTGTTATACCCGGAAGCATTCAGAACCATCCATGAAAGGTTCTTTTTCAGATCCGTACCAGCGTCAATGATCTGATACGCTACTCTCACGTTAGCCATCGCGTCTATGTAACCCGCATTTCCGTCAAGCTGTAAATAAGGCTTAAACCATTGCATGTCAGATTCACCCACATCCTTGATATCCGTCTCCGTTCCTCTCAGCAGACCAAGACGGGATTTCATCAGCAGATTCTTGTACATGAATCCGGCAATATTGGCACCGTCAATCAAGGCCGTGTCCATGGCTACGAACTTGAACTTGCCGGCAGGTTCCCAGTTGGCGTCACCGGTGGAGGATGTCGGAGGCGTCGTGACCACCGCACCATGTACCTTCACCTGGAAGGTGAATACTCCGCCGTCGATATTGTAGTTGATAATGTCACGGGTGGCGTCCGTATAGGTGTAGCCCACACCGCTCTCGTAGAATCCGCAATAAACAGGCATGGCACCCTGCGCTCCGGATTCTCCCTTCTCACCGTCATGCAGGACGCTTACGGAAGTGCTCAACAGATAATCGCTGCCGAACGAGGCGGAGGATGTCCCGTAGGTACGTACCACAAAGTATTTATAAGGATACCGTGCCACGTTAATAGATTTCGAGGATACGTTCTCAACGCTTCCAATCCGCGTCCACGAGTTGCCGTCATTGCTGCCCCAGACTGCCATGTAAGCATTGACAAGGGTACCTTCCGTGTCCTTGTGCGAAACGGTAAACGATTCCGGTTCATAGCTGCCGGTCATGGTGCGTCCGATCTGTGTGACCGAAGGGATCAACTGCGTCACGACGGGAGTTATACCGTCATTGCCGTCCGTACCGTCCTTGGCGAAGTGGGTGAACAGGATCGTGTTCTCATAATTATCCCATTTGCCGTCCGTAAACTTACGCGAACACTGGTATTCGTAAGGGAACGCTTCGCCCGCTCCTGATGGATTGTCTGTCCACCATCCGATATCCTCCCAGTTCGTGGACGTGTCCGGAGCGATGCCCGTGCAGCTGATCAGGCACACCCTGTAATTATTGTTATATCTGACGATATTTCCCCTGACGTATGCTTTCTTGCTGTCGTAAGCGGGAGCCTCACCGATGTACTCGTCCGTGTAAGGGGCAGATGAAGGGAAGTCCACGACAATATGTGACTTCGACAACAGGTATACCTGTTCGTTTTCCGGCGTATCGGTCGGAAATAAGACAGGAGCGCTCCAGGCGGAAGCATTCGTATTCGGATTGATGACTGATGTGGACAGCCAGCAGGTGCGCGGATAAATAACCTGGTATTTCATGCGGTCCTCATTCCGGCTGAGAGAACTGTCCTTTTTATAAACGATATCGATGAAATGGGAACCGGAGAAGGGAACGGTGATACTCAGCGTTTCCGAAACGATTCCAGACTTCCTCCACAAGGCTGTTACATTATCGGTATAGGCTACGTCGATAGGGCAGACAAGGCCGAAGTCGCCAGCTTCAGAAGATACCGAAAGGAACAGGTCGATCACCTGATTCTCATAAGACGTAACGAAGGTTATGCGTTCCTTGTAAGTAGCGGAGTCAGATGCCGGGGTCGGGGAAATATACATGTTATCAGTAAGTATGAAGTCACCGGTATGCCGGATAAATGATAAATCCTTCGGTTCGGGAGACAGAAACCACCCCGCGGGATTCACACCCGCAGGAGCCGCAGGCTTGTCAAAGGCATAGCGGTAACGGAGTTCGGTATACCTTCCATCAGTTCCGGGGTCCCCGTCTTCTCCCTTTGCCTTGATACCGGTGTCTATATACTTTCCTTGTTCCGCATCCCAGACCCACCAGGTGCCATTCTGTATTTTGGGAGAATGACCGTCATCTCCCTTTGCCGGATCGCCGGAATCTACGTATTTTCCCTGATCTGCATCCCACACCATCCATGTTCCGTTTTCAGAGATATAAGGGCTGTGACCGTCTGTGCCATCAACGCCGTTCTTTCCGTCCTGAACGACGGGAATCGTTTCCTGATCAACCAGGGTGATACCCGATGAGTTTTCAGCGTACATCCTGAACGTAATATCCTTTGTGATACCCGATATGGCAATATTGCTTCCGGGTGTATAGCTTCCAACCGATCCCGAATCTATGATGTAATCCAGCGAATAGCCGGAGGGACGGGAGGAGACAACCGTAGAGGAGCCGTCGGTCTTCAGGATCCGGCAGGAAATGTTTGTCGTATCGCTGTTGCCGTCCTTATCCTTTTTAATCACATTAGTGGATGGCTGCAGGGAGTAGATGACGGCATTCGCTCCGTCATTTCCATCCGCGCCGGGCTTCACCTTGTTGATAGAAAGATGAATAGTGCGCTCATATTGTACGCCGTTATAGGTTGCTTTTCCGGTCACCGGGAGACGAAGGGTATCAGCGGCATCTTTCGTGATTGCCGTGACGGTTACTATTCCCGTGTCCTTGTCGGTTGTAACGGTTACGCCAGGCACGCTGCCACGGGAAAGCGAATCGAGCGTCAGCTTCGTGGAACTGTAGTACATTGAAAAGGTGGAAGTCAGCGGAAGGCCGGAAGTGACCGTACCGTCAGCACTACAGGAAACAGACTGCATCTCGTCGCTAAAGTCAGCCGTGATGCTTCCTTCACCGTCGGCGCCGTTGCGGACAACCACGACCGAGAACCGCTTGTCAAATACGGCATTTCCTTCACAGTTGATCTTCAGGTCTACGTAACACTCTTCGTAATTGGTGACCTCCGTGATGGTGAGGATACCGGCAGCCACGGAAGCGCGACAGCCGGTGGCGGATACGACAACGACATATCTGTCCTTGTCCACTGATTCTGAAAACAACAGTTCCGTTTCACCCTTGAATGCCTGGATACGGGTGGAAAGGTTATACACGGAGGTAACGACGTTCTCATCACCGGAAACTATATTCTGATTACCGGAGATGACGTTCAGCTCTTCATATAGAGAAGTCAAATTGCCTGCACTGTCAAGCTTTACTACGCGCTCGTAGGAAGACAGAGAAACGTTGTATGCCGACTTCCCTTGTAATTCCTCTATCTGAGATGGAGTAAACTGTATGTTGGGACCGGTCAGATAAGTATTCTCCTGAAAGGTGCCGTGCCCGTGCATCACGAAACCACCGATCGTCAGACCTTCCAGAAGACCGTCCTGCATCGAGATGTTCCTTGTCGGGTCAATTACCCAGGTATCGACATTTTTAAGACGGCGGGTGTAATAACGGGTCTCGTAAGTCATTGCCTGACGGGTCTCATCGGTGAAGTTACCGTAAGCGTAGAAGTTCATGCCGGATGAAGGGTGGACGGTTGTTCCAGGCTGCAGGGTATATTTAAACTTCATCGCTCCCGGTTCGTTCAACAGAATTTCGGAAGGTGTGAAATAGGTCGTAGCGAATCCTGAGTAGTTTAGGAATCCGTTTGCGTCTGCGCTGTCAGATGTCTTGTTTCCACTTTCAAGTTTATGAAAAACGCCGCGACAGATATCGTTCACTTTCGGGGTGCCCGTCTGCCCTTCAAGCAGGTCAAGTTCAATGATCCGGTTTGCTGTGTCTACGGACCTGATTGTTCCGAATGCGAAGGTATTGGCCTTATCGCCGGAGATGACGTCAATGCAGTTGAAGGTGATCTTAGGGACAACAAGTTCTTCACGGAAGATGGCCTTATCAATCTCCATTATTGTTTTGCCCGTCTTCTCCTCAACTGTGACAGCACCGCCAGAACCGCCGATCATGCCGGTGACGAAATCACCGAATCTGACCCCTTTCCGGAATATGGACACCGTTTCGGACACGAGACCTTGCAGGAAGGTGATCAGGCCGGAGGCCGTGTCATCTTTCTTTTTACTGATATGTTCCTGCATTGATCTCTTTGCAGAAAATACACTCCTATCGGATGGCAAGGTCTTATCGTTAACTCCTATGACATAGATGCCGGTTCCACCCCCACCGACAGCACTTCCGGAATAAGTATGTCCTTTGTAAGTAAGATTATCAAGCCTGCTTTCTATCTCACCGATACGCGAATAGGCAGCCGTTTCACCAATTGTATATATAGGATGATCGTATGGAATATCCAGCGGCCACTCGAAACCGATGATACGGGATTGACGACCGTTGGGGAAATAAGCCCTGTTTATAAGGTTTATTTTATCACCCGCTTCATATGTACGGATATTGCCATTATTATAGATAAAATCAGCTTTCATCTCACAATCGTAGGTGGACGGGTCAATCATGGACTTCTTTACGTGTTCCTTTGTCTTCTTTAATAGTTCTTGCCCTGCGTCCGGCAGCATCTGTTCGGAGATGAATGCGGTATCGAATCCGTAGAGTACATATGTATCTGCAGGAACATCCTTTCCATCTTCCGTATGAGCGGCTTGCGGGAATAGTGCATCGTCGGGAAGTGCGCGTCCGTAGTCTTCATTATGTAATATTTCAAAGGTTGTTCCGGTATTATCGCTTTCTACAATATTGATAGCAAAGTCCATACCGGCAAGCTTACCAGTTTGGAATATCATGTGAAGTTCTTCACCATTCAGTCTGAAATCTTCTGTAAAGTTCTTCAGTCCTGTATCTTTGAAGGTATAGATAGGATATTTATTGCCGGTTGGCTTATCATCAACCTTTTCATCTTCCCAAGTAGGAGCAGGAACTACCACAGTACTACCAATATACTTAGGATATTCATCCTCGAATATGACAATCTCTTCGATGGCTTCCTCTTCCGGCATTTCCACGTTATCAGGATCGTCGTAGTTTTCATCTCCGATGTTGATACGTTCACCGGTCGGGCTGTAACGGTAGGCATCCACATAAGGGACTTCCTCCGGGAGCATAAGACGTTTCTGGACCACACCATTTAAGGTGAGCTCCTTGTCGTCTTTGCTGAAGTAGCTGTCAGGTACCTTTCCCTTGATGATGTTGTCAATCGTATATCTGTCACCAAAAGAAGCCGTAACTCCACTCGGCAATTGTATAACATTAGCCGAATCTCCTGTTAAATGGTCCGGATTATATACACAAGAGAATGTATTACCCGAATTTAGTCCGGAAAGGAAGGTTACTGTAGCATCTGCAGATGATCCTTTGAACAGAGTTATATCGTATGAAACATAAGCCGAGAAGGAATCGTTCAGAATAGAGGACTCACGAGATGGAACACGTACATATATTCTAATCTTTAGATCTGTGGCATTTCCTTCAATCTGTAAAGAAGAGGATACAGCAAACGCTACAGATACTTCGTATTGCTGATCCTGATCTAAGGTTACCGTTTGGTTACCTATAGAAACTTCTTTAGTTGAGCCGGATACTTTATAGATATAAGAGGCCTTCAATACATAATCACCGACGGGAAGAAAAGAACGCCCCGCTCCGATTGAAGGAATAACCGTAGATACATTAATTGATATGCCATCTCCTGAGGAAACCTTATAATCCCCTGAAGGCAACGAAGCTACAATATCAGTGTCATGCGTCCATTCTGTATATGACGCGGTAAAAGCACCACTACCTATGCCCTCATTTACTGGATATTCCTCCTTATGAACCACTCGGCCAGGAAAGTACTTTATATCAAGAGGCCTTGCTGTATCAGATATTTCCCTGCCATTGACCTGCTTGACATCAAAAATAAGATTCTTACGGTAAGTAGAAGGAATGTTACGAGTAGAACCAAAAGCATAAACACGAGTAGCATAGGTTGTCTGGCTGTCACTGCGTGTCATACTGTTGACGTTCACATTCTCAGTATCTGTCAAATCACCGGCCTTGAAATCTACGGGAGAGCTGTATTCACAGCGCCCGAAATGAATTGTCTTATCCGTTATCCACCACTCGCATTCCCATGTCTCCGCCATTTGGGTAAGGGCATCAATCAGGTTTACGCTATCATACGAAACGAGCTTGGAAGTGTTTTCAACCGTAGTGTCAATCTCATATTTAAAATCCTCTTCTCTATATTTGTATCCGAGTGATTTCAGGTTATCAAGGAAGACTTTAAGATGAACGTCAAGAGTGGCTGTCAGGTTCCAGCTCGCCTCGCGACCGGTACTCTCCGGAGTATAGAAGAACTTCTTATTTTTCCACTTCCAATAGTAAGCATCAAGACGGAGTTCGTAGTCATAGCCACCTGTTGATGTGTTATAAGCAGGCTTATACAAGTCCACAAGTTCAAAGACGCCTAACTCGTTATCTATACCATCTCCTAACTTGAAGTGTACAGGATCATCCAATGAAAACTTCAATATGATATAATCCTCCTTCATCAAGAGATATTTGCGCTTACTACCTTCATTAATTGGAGTAGAATAGCGTATGTTTCCGAATATGTCTTTGATATCTATCATAACATTTCCAAAGTTCGGAGATAAAAAAAAGAGTGCCCAATTTTGAGCACTCACAGATACGACAATGAAATCAATGTCGTAAATTAGATATTTTCAACACGGTTGGACGGGTCAGATTCATTGAGTTTTAAGCTAAATTTGCCTATTCCTCTCATGAACTGGCTGAATTGACTGCATGATTGATAGATCGTTTTATATACAACAGCAGGTTGATACTTGGTCTTTATTTCAAGAACTCCAGTAGCTAGTTCCTCGCAGAAACTGCTATAACGAGCAAAAAATTGTTCCTCACTGGAAGCCGTTAGATTGATCTGAAGGGTTAGATTTCTCACATCTACCCTTGGATTGGCAATAACTACCCTTTTCCCATGCTCTAATCGGCTCTCATTCTCTATGAATGCTTTACTAGGGGCAGGAGTCATTAATGCAGATAATGAGGTATCATCCATGCTTATTCCCCATTCTACGTAAGCATCCTTGCCATTTATGAATAATTCTTCTTTCATTGGAATACTATCACTTCTATTTATTATTTACTATTAAATTGTTTAATTCCGCTATTTATACTATCCAACTTATTACCAAATTCATTTATGATTCTCTTCTGATATCCTGCTATATCTTCCAAATAACTGTTAGAAGAAATAGCAAGGTTCCTTATCTCTGTCAGGGTTATGCTATTATTCCCGACTGTCACTGAAATAAGGTTCATTGACACTAACATGGATAACATGGAGTTCTTTATTTCTTCATTGGATATCTGTAAAGCGGTAAAACGACCGTTAAGTTCTTCGCCTGTATCTTGAGACATGGCAGCAAATCCTTTTTGGGAAGAGGATTGAGACGCAGATTCAGATTGAGTAATATCAATCCCCGCTGTATCCTTTATTGTATTTGATATATTCTCTGCCATTCCTTGTATAGCTGGAAGTTGTTCTTCTGCGTTTTTCATTAGATCAGCCGTAAGCTTTGATACTTGTCTGTTTAGTTCGACTTCATCAATTAATCTTTTAGCATAATCATCATACGCTTTATTTATCTTACTTTGATAACTATTTTCACCCTCTCCGAATATCTTAGATAAAACAATGCTTTTCAGCATATCATTTGCAATATCCCGGAATGTATCAGAAGCGTATTCTTTAAAACTAGCTAAAGCATCTTTCCCACTATCCAGCCAATCCCAAATGCTATCCACGAAATTATCGACTAATGGCTCATATAAAGAGCTTACATATTCATGAAGCTGCTCTAAATATTCATCATACTTTTCACGAAGTTCAACTAGCGACTCTAATGTTTCCTTAGTCTGTCCTACTAATTTATCACCATATTGATTTAATATAGCATTAGCAGCTTCTTTATTGATTAACCCTTCATTATCGAATAATTCACCGAATCCATTACTCCTTGCCCACGAAACCAAATCCTCTGTCTCTTGAGAACGCCCACCAATACCACTACCAAGGAAGCCTTTTTTACGTGATCTGGTCTCTATGCGCAAGTTGTCTACTGCCGCTGTTTGCCCTTCCTTGTACTTTCGGGCAAAATCAACACCCCAAATTTTCCCATATGTATTGTCCAAAAACCAATTCCATGAATTAGTAAACCATCCACCACCGCTTTTATTCTGATAAGTAGCCTGTGATTCTTCTGCTTTATTTTTATACGCTTCCGCTACTTCATCGTGTAACTCCTTATAATCACGTAAGTTATTCAGATTATCTTCAGAGAACCAGTTAGCTTCTGCCTGCTGTGCTTCAAGTGCAGCTATACGGTACTCATTTACAGCATCGGTTAGCTTATTAATTTCTGCGACCTTTTCAGCGAATTTCTCATACTGATTATCAGCAGTTGGAAGAATTGAATTTAGTTGCTGCATAAGCTGAATACCTGCTGATATAATTCCCAATATGACAGATGCTTTTTCTACTGCGGACATAGCATCTGCGCCAGTTTTAGCAACTTTAGTTATACCATCAATTGTTCCAGTAGTAAATAAAGCGACATCGCCAATCAAAGAAATTATTTCGCCGGATGTACCACTAATACTATTACCTATTCCTTTTACTGCATTCGCAAGTTCGTCAACTTTTTCTTTTGCTGTTTTTTCCGCTTTAACAAAGTTGTTATTAGCTTTTTGAGACTTATCTTTGGCCGCATTATATCGCTTTAAGGCTTCGGCAGCAGAAAGATAAGTAGTATCAATTTTTCCTGTTTTTTTATTAAGAGTTGTACCTGATGCTACCTTTTCGCCCGAATTTACCTTATCTAGAGTTTTTTTTGCTTCAACAAGTTCCTTCTCTGCTTGTTGCAATGTTTTTAGATTGTCCGCTAATGCTTGAAAAGGATTTCTATTATCCAACTCATCTATTATTTGCTGAATAGTAGATGTATATTCTCGTAATTCTTCGGGATTAAGGACCGTCGCCGCAGCTCTTTTAACCTTTTCTAATTGATCTAGCAGAGACTTAAGTGTTTCCGAAGAAGTATTCTTCAAATCCTCAAATGCACGTACATACTCCGGTGACTTTTTCAAAATATCAAAATCATGCTGCATCAGTTCCTTTCCTTTGTCGGAGATAGCTTTAGCTATGGAACGGTCTATTTTGGAAACTTCATTGGTATCTCCAGCCTTCTCAGCTTTTTCACGAGCCTTTCGCAGCAAAGTGATGTCGTCGTTAAACTGTTTTTCAATAGCCAGCCGTTGATCTGCATATGATTGATACTGTTTCAACAATGGCTTATACCAGTCAATAGCCTGTCTTTTCTGTTCATTCCCTATTATAGAATCAAAAGCAGATGTATCTACTTTCACCGCAGTCGCATCAAACGTTTGCTTCTCATAATCCTTTCGCTGCTTCGCCCGTAGATTTTCCTGTTCGTCAAAGGCTTTTTGCTGAAGTTCGATCTCCGTCCGAATGTAATCTTCCCTCTGACGTTCTAAATCCTGTATTTCCTTCTTGTTGTCTAGATCTCTTTGTCTACGTATCTTATCTGCTCCCTCTGCTATGGTATCAATATAAGACTGAATATTCTGATTTTCCAAATCTTCATCTCTACGTTTCCTTTCAAGTTTTTGCTTATCCAAAAGTTCGGAGATTTTCTTTTGCTGATCTACAATAGAGTTATGCTCCTTCGGATTATTAATTTCTTTGCCCGTTATTTTTTTATATATGCCAGCTATTTTGTTTACCTCTGTTTCTGCGTCATTGATCTCTTTCTGTGTTGCCTTAGAATTGTATTTCCTTAATACTTTTAACTGATTCTGTGCATTAACATAGTCAGACTTTAATTGAGTAATTCGCTCTCCAATGGTTAATCGCCCTTCTTCTATTATCTTATCTGGACTAAAAAAAGAGCTAAATAATGCACTTATCTTTTGAGAGAAAGTAGTAGTATTGTCTTTCATTTTATCCAATAAAGACTCATATCCTTTTGATATATTTTTAGCAAAGGAATCGAAATTATTCTTCCCTCGATCTAATCCAGTCATCATTTTATAGGTATAATCATCAACTAGATTTTCGGCATTTTTAGTGCTTTTTATTCTCGCATTATCTAATATTTTAGATCCCTCTTCTTCCGATTTAGCAGCTAGTGCGTAACCTTCTTTTATTTTTTTTGCAATCTCATCATATTTATATTGAGCAGCAGCAATAGCAGAATTCTTTCGTTCTTCTGCTGATATATAAATACCTCCACTAGAAAAATCTTCAAACTTTAGTTTTTTTGTTGCTTCGATATTACGTTCGGCTTCAACTAATGCCCTTATATTTTCTTCTTGTTGTTTTATATATTGTGCAGCTTTAGCCCTTTCGATCATCGCACTAATAAACGCACCTTTATTATTATTCAGGAGGTTTTCTGCATCTACTACATCAAGAATAGACAATCCTAGCTCATTAAATGCCTTTTTGTTGTCTTCAATAAACTTCTTTTTAGCCACCAAGTTATCTCCAAGCCTATTCCATTTAATAGAGAGTTCCTCTACTTTAGCAATCGGAGTAACGGCCGTTTCAGCAACAGATTTATTAAATTCTTCCAATTCTTTACGAGCTCTCTTGTTTGCATCAATAAGTAGCCATACTCCTCCAACAACAGTTGCTATTGCAGTAAACAGCAACACGTAAGGATTTGCTTTCGCCACAAGATTAAACGCTTTTTGAGCAGTAACTTCGCTCCGCGTTAACGCAATATTAGTAGCCTTAGCTTTATTCTCTAACGCCATAGATGCAATAATAGCTTTACGACGGACATTCTCAATTGCGAGCATCACGGTATTGGATTTCTTAAGCATTCCATAAGTTCCTTCCAACCCGACAACTATCCCCATCAATGATTGAATCTTAGTCTGCAATTCAGCCATCTTTTCACTCTTATCATTAAACAAGCCCATAACACCAACAACCAAACTTGCAGATGTAGCAGCACCTGACAAACCGGCTTTTAGTGTAGCAAGACCTTTGTTAGGATTAGCAAGAAACTCCATTTCAGCATTTACAAGCTTCATTTGCAAACGCATTTTGCCTAGCTCCTCCCCTGCCTGTTGATATTGTATCGTATTTTGCATTCCAGAAGCACGCATCTGAATTAGCTGTTCACGGGCATCCATGATAAGAGTACGCGTTCTTAAGTGTTTTGCGTTTCCCTGTTCAATAACTGTATTAAGCTCGGTTTGTCTCTTTCTTTGTTCTGATATCTGAGAGGCTATTTCTTTACTTTTTTGAATTACATCATCAAGTTGTGGTTTAAATCGTTCTAATTCACTTGATATCAATGCAGTGGCTCCATCACCTATTTGAACACGAGTGAGTCCTTTGCCTTTAGCTGTGTACAACCTATCCAGAATGGACTTATAGGATGCAATTTGTGACGCTAGTTTATCATAGTATTTAATATTCTCATTCAAATCCTTAGTCAAGTCTTTTAACTCCACCTTTGCTTTTTTCACAGAATCAGAAGAAGAGTTTGTAGCCTGCTTATATTGCTCGATAGCAGTTACATTATTTGATTTGATAGCTGTAGCAAGTTTATTCCATTCTTCTTGCTGTGTCCGAATCTCCTCTCTTTGTTTTTCTAATTCTGCCGTCAATTCTGCATTCTTGGAGCGCAATTCATCTAATTGCTGTACAGAAACGCCATCTGATTTTACAGAAGGGGCACTTAACTCAACTTTTCCAATCTGGAGCATAGAAGCCATCACTTCTATTTTATCTAATAAGCTATCAAAATATTTATTGAGATTAGTACACATCTTCAATACTTCTGAATCGAATCCTTCCAAACGTTTGCCTTCTTCTTCTATAATTCTTGCAGCTTCTCTAATTCCCTTCTTTATTTCTTCTGTTTTTTTAAGGAAATCAGAATTATTTGCCGTAATATCAAAATTCAACCCTGCCATATATTTTTATTTTAATTAATGTTCAAAATTAACCACTCTCCCACTATCTCTACTAAAATCGCTTATTCAATATCCAACAATAGCCTTAATGTTGGATATTTCCTCAAAAATAGATATTCAATAGCTTTTCTGTGAGTTTTTTCAGCTCAAAGACTTCACCATTAGTCCATTGTGAAATATATGATAAAAATAGAATGAATGAGGTGATTTTGCTATTTTCGAGATTACAGATACACGACATTGGAAAGATTGTCGTGATAAAATTTGACGGAATGGGATTTCTTTGTAGTTTTGTGAAATGTTTAACTTAAAAAATAACAATCATGGAAGACATGCAAAATCTTATTGGATGGATAATAATCATCTTTGGTATTCTCCAAATTATCCTCTTTTTCAAAATATGGGTAATGACAGACAATGTAAAAAGAATAAAAAGCAATCTAATTAATAATGCAGATACTTCATTTGAAGCTGCACAAAAAGAAATTATATTTGGACATCCTGATAAGGCGTTTGAAATTTATAACAAATGCTATGTAAATGATGTTGCAAGATTACATAAAGAAACTAAAAATGCGGGAATGAATTCAGAACCAGCAAAAGACACTTATGAGATAAAATATAAAGAAAAATGTCAAGCATACGAAAAAGAATTAGCTAAGTTAGGCAATAAGTATATTATTGATTTCTCCCGTTTTGATTCTTTTGATAAAATAAATGAAATCATGTCATAACAAATAAAGGGGGCCCCACACTCAGAAACATTTGCTTCAACATCAAATATGAACAATAAAGCCGGAGTTTAATGCTCCGGCTTTTATTATGTAAATTTTGGTAGAAAAATGGATATTGATAAGTTTAATTTGAAAACAAAATCGGTCTTGTATTGGGAAAGAATTACTGGAGCGCAATCTATCTGCTTGATTTATATCTATCTACCATTCCTCATACTTGTATTTTCCAAAAGCACCTTCTCTTTTAAAAACTTTGTCTATTGTCAAATCATTCTGAATATTAAAAATCTTAGATGTAATTCTTTTTGCAGCCATTAGTTCGGCATCAAGCTTAATAGCAATAACGTATTTCCCTTCTTTTGGAAAGCCGTATGGTACTAAATCGGGAAGTTCACTCCAATTAATTACTAATTGAACTTTATTTTGGGAATTTTTATCGAAATAAATAGTCTTTATTGGATGAACCATTTTACCTTCTGTACCTTTTAGGGACATTGACATAAAATTTGGTTCAATATCTTCTATATTAATATTTTCTATAAAATAAATACAAGCTTCCCCCGAAGGGCTATCTCCATCTGTGTCATAAGAGATGTTTAAAATAACTTTTTCAATATTTGATATTTCCTTATTGTCATCATCTGTACAACCAATTAATACAAAAGATAAAATAAAAGATAAAAATATTAGTCTTCTCATCATCGTGTATTTTTAACATTAAACAATACACAAATGTAGAAACAATATTTAACTACTCAACTATATTTCTTGCTTTTCTTTGATTTCAGACACAATTTTCCCCAATGCGCCTAAAATAAAGTGATGCGCACGTCATTAAGTTGACGTGCGCATTATTCTTTAGTTTGCATGAAGTCCACTTACATACATATATGCCTGTTTGGTGTCTTTTCTGAATTTGGAACTTTGGTCGTAGTAATCGGAAATGTTCTTCATGTTATCGGAAATAGTAGTCTTGGCATCCAAGCCAAACGAATTACCAAGAATGACTCTAAGTCCATGCTTCATTTTCTTACCTGCCAAAGCTTTTGGATCGAATAGAGATATAGCCACAAACAAAAACACCTTTCTCTCATAGACCGAAAGCGTATCTTTAGCAATCAGCATCTTGTACTTGTCAAGCAATAACGGTATTTGCTTTATATCGCTTAAAATAGGTTTCCCAAGTGACTTTACTCTCGTTTTTAAATCGTCCTCTTCCTGTAAGGTGATTTTTAACTCTGACACATTACCAAATAAGGAAGCCTCTTTGTTTGCCCGGAAGAGACTATGAATAAACTCTCTGCCCTTTTGAGTCCAAACAGTGCTGACGTATGAACGAGTTTCATCATCTATTATTTCGGTGTACGTTTGAGTATCAGTATATCCCATATTCTGATATTTAGCAGTTAGAACCCACGTTTGACCTACCTTATATTGAATACCCATTTCTTTCAGTTTTCTGTTAAGGGTGACAGCAGACATTCCAAGTTCTTTAGCAATAACAGTAGTAGAAACTGTATTCTTAGCCATGAGAGTACGATCATAATAATCTGCTTTAGGTGCCACAATTTTTAAATGTTCAGACTGGATTTCTTATTGAATTAAAATCGTTCTATCAAATCTCTGTTCATCAATCAATTCAGGAACACCCGAAGTTAAATCCCAAAGCCGGTATTCCTCAAACATTCGAGTTTCCGGATTCATCTTTAGTGTCAATCTTCCAATCTTTATAGTTGTTTCCTTTTTTGGAAAAAACACATCAGTACCTCGAATAGTAAGTCCCCATCGGGTAATGGCTTTTGTTTTTGGCTCAAACATATTGGCTCCTTTCTTTCTTCATTTTAATCACCACAATATTGAGAACCCATATAGCCTTTGCTGTTTGAATTGTAGCAGTCAAACCAGGTTAAGTTATCCGATTGTGCCGGTTGGTTCTTTCTCTCGTTATGAGCCGTCCAGCTTGCCTCAATCATAGCCTGTAACTTAGCTTCTTTTTCAGCACGTACCTTAGCAGCATCTTTTGCCCAACGCCAAGCAGCTTGAAGACATTCGCCCCAAGAGCGACCTTTTCTTTGATACTCATTATTATATAATCTATGAGCGTCTTTCATGATCTGGGATAGGTTGTAGCGTTTCATAATTGTATGTTTTAAGAATGATTATATTTGTTATATCGTTTTCGATATTACAAATATACTGCAAGCAATATAACAAATACTACTTTTAAAGTTAAAATATACTAATAACAATATAATTTAATCGTTTTTTATCCTAAATACAATATATTCCTTATATTTGCGGTATATTAAATAAGATATAATATGAGTTTAAGATTGAAAGACATTTTGAAAGACAGAAATGAGTCTATAAGTGCGTTTGCTTCTAAAGTAGGTATCACGCAAGCTAATATGAGTAATATCGTTAATGGGAAATCAAGTCCGACTCTTGATACTTTGGAGCGTATAGCTAATTCCCTTAATATTCCTATCACTGAGTTATTCACCTCAAATTCTCAGGAGCTATGCGGGCATGTAGAATATAAAGGTATAATTTACCGAATCAACTCTTTCGATGATTTAAAGAAGGTTCTTAAAATGAAGGAGGAATAAGAGTATGGAATTATATCGTTTAGAGGTTAACCCAAAGGAGATTGGAGTAGAAGTAGACACATTAACTAGAAATAACATCCGCCGAAGCCCACATTATCAGAGGCTCTATAATATCATGGAAGAAATAGCAGAATATTCAATACAAAATGGCTTATTACTTGGAAAAGCCATTAATGATATATATACAATGCATATAAATAAATTCGGTAAATGCATATTAAATCCTTCTGATCCAATACAAATAAATTGTATTTGGCCCACAGTCTATGAAATGTGCCGTCCTTCCTCAATAGAAGTAAAAGGTACAGAATGTTCGTATTTTTTCTTAGAAAAAGAAAATTGCAAATATTTCAAGAGTTATCCAGGAATGAAATATTCACAATTATGCAAAGTTGAAATCATTGAGGAATATCATAGTTTTATTGGAGATATGATGTGGCTTGAAAATATAAATACATCTACAGTAAGAGCTATTGATATTAAAATAGCCGCAGATCATTATTGGAATGGAGACATGACAAATTTACCCATAAAAGAAGTGCTATTTCAAGGCAAATATAAATTAACTCCACTTCCCTAAGAATGCAACAATGAAGAAAGAAAAAGCTATAGAACTTGTTACCAATCAACAAGGCAGAATAGAAGATATTAAACCATTTGCTGAATCAAGCAAAGATTTTCAAATTTGGAGAGAGCAAACTAAAGCAGTGATAAAAGCTGTTTTTGGAATCGATTCCGATTACTATAAAAGATTTAATAAGCAATCTTTTAATCCTAACTCATCTAGTGTTCGAGTAATTGTAGGAGATGAACTATCACCCGAATTTTCCTCTGAAGAAAAAAGAAAAACATATCTTCACGGATTAGAATGTTGTGATACTATGATGTCGGGAATGATTACAGAAATCAACACTTGGGAAGATGACAAGGATGACGTCATAAACGTAGAACATGCCATTAATGTAGTACAGAAAATATGTAACCGCTTTCATCAAGTAGCTCGTCAAGTAAGGCAACGCCATAGTAATCGAAAGACTATTGAAATTGAAGATGAATATGATGTACAAGATTTACTTCATGCCCTATTGAAAGTAGATTTTGATGATGTACGTGCTGAAGAATGGACACCAAGTTATGCTGGTAGTGCTTCCCGTATGGACTTCCTTCTCAAACAAGAGCAAATTGTTATTGAGGTAAAGAAAACTCGAAAAGGCTTAGTAGCAAAAGAGGTTGGCGAACAGTTAATGATCGATATAGAAAGGTATACTGCGCATCCCGATTGCCAAACTCTAGTTTGTTTCGTCTATGACCCAGAAAGTAGAGTTGCTAATCCTATTGGAATAGAAAACGATTTAAAAAGAAAAACAAACAATTTAAATGTCATCATTATAATAACACCCAAATAACATACAAACGCCCCATCCCGTCGCCAAACAGAGGATGGAGCGTTTAACAACAAGCTTCAATACTATGAAATTATATAAATACAGAGCTGATATATATAGAGATTTGTTGACTCTTGTCAATAATCAAATATATGCGCCAACCGTACAGAATCTTAATGATCCAGCCGAGACTATAGTCAATGATAGTAAGATGTATGAAGTTTTTAATCTCATGGAGAAAAGTGGACTTCCTATAAATATAGCAAAAGATAATTATGCAAAGATAATAGCACAAGCAAGAACTGAATTGGGAATATTCTCTTTAAGTAAAACAGTCGTTAACGAATTACTATGGGCATATTACACTAATGGACATAAAGGCTTTTGTATTGAATATGATTCTGAACAGCTACAAAAGTCTTTATCAAATGGACATTTGCACAGCGTTTTAAATGTTCAATATAAAAATGATACCCCAGAATTTTCAATGAATAGCATAACTAACAATTTAGTAGATGATACACAATTTATAAAATGCTTAATCGCTACTAAATCAATGGCATGGGAACGTGAAGAAGAAATTAGAATAACTTTATATTCCTCTGGCTTATTTGGAATATCACCCGAATCCGTCACTGGGATATATTTTGGCCTTCGAATGCCGGAATCAGACAAAGAACTGGTAAAAAACTCTTTGAAAGGTCGAAGTATAAAGTATTATCAAATGAAGCTAAAGCCTAATAGCTATCTATTAGAAGCTGAGTTAATTAAATAGAGTACTAAATTTAAGATGGAGGAATAATATGGAATGGAATAAACTATTAAACAACGCTTGGTTTCAAGGGGTTTCATGTTCATTGATAGCCACACTTATAGGATTAGCTGGAGAAGAATTTATCCAAATCCCGTGGCTTAGTACTTTTCTATCTAATGAACTAAACATATTCGCTTATTGGTTAATCATTATCATCATACTAACAGCAGTTTTAACTCGACTTTTGGTTTGGTGCATTAATCGCAAACCAGAATTTACCAAATATACACAAGATTTATTATGGGATTATGAAATCAGCTGGAGTTGGCATAAAAATAAAATGAGCAAATTGTATCATGTCAAAAACATACAAATCGTTTGTCCAAAATGCCATAATGGAGTAGTCACTTCTGATAACCCTGATGATCCCATATGTGGTATTTGTGGAGAACACTGTATCATCACCCCTCATGTAAAAGATATCAAAAACTATATTATATTAAAGGTCGGTCGTGATTTTCCTTTAGAAAAACATTTGGTAGAAGAACTAGCAGAATAAATAAAAGCCGGATTCCTCTGGCTTTTACTTTACCCTTTCCTCTTTAACATGTCCTTCCCAAAAGTACTATTCGCTCAGCATTCTTCGCATCAAATCCCTATTCTTCGGATCATCTGCATTAATCACCTCACTATCATCGTAGATATTCAGCTTCTTTCGTTCATCCTCACTTAAATAGACAGTAGTAATAGCATCAGCCATGAGCATCTTTAGATTAGCATAGCTGATTCCCCACATGACATAATCCATCGTCCATCCATAACGCTGACAAGCAAAGTCTATCAATGTCCCATAGGTACTATTGCCTCCAAAGGTAACGCTGCTATTATCTTTCTTTACTGCGGCTATCCTGCTACGTTCTAAGCGTTCTTTGTCTATTCCAAAGTACTTGATAAACTCTTCTGTATTATCTCCGGACAGAACGATTGTAAATATGGTAGCGAGTTCTTCTGCTGCTAACTCAGAGAATTCCTTCGCTCGTACTTCCACCTTACTACCATCAAAGACATCTTCCTTCCGGTTGAACGTATAGTTAGACAGTATTCGGCAAACAATCTCCTTCTTTTCGGTACATAACCGAATGGCTTCCAAATATGGATTAGCAGATATCAGTCTGGCATCAGCCTCCAGGCTCCTGAACAATCTTGCCAGGTGATAAGTTATCCCCAACGTAGGAGGATATAAATAAAATTGCTGACTACCAATATTGAAACCGACAGGTCTCTCAATGATGGTATCAGCAATGTTCATTTCAAGCAATTCTTTATCTTCCATAGTGCTAAATAATTAAAGAGTGCCAGCTAAAGCACTCTTTTCTGAAAACAATCTTTTATTAACCTTCAGGTGCAGGAGCACTTGCGGTATAGGGTTTAACCTGATTGCCGGTAGCAGGTTTCAATGCGTCAAAAGTATATTTCCATTTCTTTCCTTCTGACGTATCGAAAGTATCTTCTACTGAAACAGTTGCCCGATCAATCAGAATCCCTTCGACAGACGAATCTTCAGGAGTAAGCCGGACAGCATATTCTTCCTTGACTACTCCATCCTCATCTTCGATAGGTTTACTTCTACCTTTGGCCGCGCGGATCTCGAACTCAAAAGCGTATGTATTTCTGGAATACTTCACCGCTTCATTTTCCCCGCCTTCAACCTTAGCTTCCTTCTTCTCTCCTTTGCTTGTCGTTAGTTTAGTAGAGTTTTCTACCGGATCGTATTCTAACTTATCCCATTTAGTAGGTGCAGCTCCATCAGCACCCAGCTTTCCAAATTCAATTTTGGGTTTTCCCCATGATAATTGTGCCATAATACTTATTCGTTTACTTGTTTATACAATAACTTGTTATTGATGAAGTGCTCGCTCTTACCGTTCACTTCCATTACCCTTTGTTTATCCAGCGTGAAACGGTAATCTTCTCCACGTTGCACTTCTAAAAGTTCAGCGGCCAGTTTGCAGAGTTGACGCAGACGGACTGAATTCTCCTCAGCTTGCCCATCACGTAGATTATCGGGAACATAGATATTCACATTTACAAAAGCTTCCTGAATCTGTCCTTTGCCATTGTCAAGCATAGAAATGACAATATCTTCCTTGCCTGAGTTAAGCGGTCTTAGAGTCTTGCTCAATTTCCCGGTAACAGCCTTCTCCAGTTCAGACCCTTTGATTATTTTGTAAACATCATCCTTTATTTCAATATCCGATTTCATCCTACTACCTGACTTTTAAGTTTCTCCATCATATGATAAAATTCAGCATGAGCCAACAGTTCTGCAGAAGCAAGAACAGACTTACTATCTTTAGCTTCTACATATTCGGCATAATGCATACCAGCAACGACAATCAGCACATATCCGCTTGAGTAGTTCTTAGCAAGTCTAACAGCTAGTTCCTTACCTGTTTTCGATCCTTCTGAACCACTTAAGAGAGTTTCAAAGCCGGACGTCTTCACAATCTCCCCATGAGCAACAACGACATAACCAACAGAGCTTCGAAGATTTCCAGTTTGATTAAACCAGCTTTCTTCTTGTGATCTATCTCTAGCCTCTGTCACGCACTCATTACCTAGATTCGCCAAAGCCTGAATAGTAACCGAATCGATCTGTTTAGTTCCTGTATCAAACATAGCATTAATCTCCGACAATGATGTAGTCATTCTTATAGCCATAGTTTTGCATTTAATTGTCCTCTGTGAAAACCTTGAACCTGTTTTTCAGCTATTACGCACCCATTGTTTAATAGCCGGATAACATCACCTATCTTGAACTCTCTACAATTCTGATTCAGATAAACCACATATTGATACACATATACCTTACCATCTTCAAAAGTCATCTGATTAGCTTTATTGTTAAGTTCATATCGGCAGGGAATACTACCTTCAAAGAAAGATGTGCCGGGATGATAATCGCCTAGATAGTCTTCGTAGCCTTCGATGATTACCTGGTATTGCAATATGCGAGGTCTGAAATTAGGTATCATAGGAATGTACATTTAGGTTTGTTAGACAATTCATCCTTCAATCCATATTGTTTGCACAGAAAGAAATAATAGGATTTGATTCCGTCAAAATTCCAAGAGACTGAAACTCCCCCCTCTCCCATTGAAACGGGTCGAAGTAAAAGAGATGGGATAAACCGGGCGATACATACGTGTACGCGAATATAGCAATCCTGATTCATCTCATCCTCTCCGCTTATCTTCGATGTAAGACACATATCCAAAAGGTCAGCCTCCGACACCTGAATGCCGAATGTCTGAAACTTCTGTTGTATGTAGTCGTTTACCGTCATCTTAGTATGGTGTAATCAATCTACTATATGCAGTGTAACTATAATGCGTACAATGCTTCGATTTATATACGTATCGGAACGGATATTTAGGAACAGTAACCAGCTTGCTTTGAATAGCCGGACTTTCAGCAATAACAAATACAGGTTGCGGGGCTGTTAACACCAAGTAATCCATAGGAACGATTTTAACGACCTCGTTCTGAATCATCGGCAGACCAACATCAACCATCACGACATCTGATTTTGGCAAAATAGGTTCGCTAAAACTTGATGCCTGTACGCCCAACGAAACTAAGGACATCATCAAAAAGCCACACATGGCAAAAATAAAATTCTTCATCTCTTTACTTATTTATAAAATTAAACAATGGAAGGGTAGAGATACTACCCTATCCCTTTTATTCGATACCTAATGCTTCTTTCAAAGCAGAAGTCTTTTCTTCATCCAGTTCGCCTGCTTTAGAAAGAAGTGTTCCCTCTCTCATATTTGCAGTTACAGAAACACCGATAGACTTCAATGCTTCTACAACGTCTTTCTTTTCAAACTCCTGCTCGAAGAGAACAATCCCCTTAGAGGCTTTCTTCTCTTCAATAACTTCGGCAAGTTTGCGATCCGAAAGATCTTTCACACGGGCTTCGTCTTCAAAATCGAGGATTGTACCCGGATTATACACTTCGCCAGTAAACTTGTCGCAGAAAATATTAATCACTTTAATCTTCATAGAATCCTCCTTATCCCTCCGGGATAGCGTTCATGGTTGATAAATCGAAATTCACAATCTTATTCGGAGAAGTAAACTCAGGAATCCACTCAGCAGTGTACTCCATGTATCGACCTTCTTCGTCACGATAGTTGCATACCGACATTTGACCTTCAGCGGTATTATAAGAACGTCCCGGAACCGGATCGGTCATTACATACGGCTTATGGTGGCGCATCTTCATCACCTTATCAGTCTGCAACAGGGTAATACGGTTATCAGCATAAATCTGCACGTTCTCGCCCGCCTGATTCTCTACATAGTCCTCCTTGATCTCGATAGCAGGAAGCCCGATGCCGGTAAATACACTGGAGGCCATCTGGTCAGTCACCAATCCAGCGTTAACCATGAACTCACGCTCGCCAAGAATCATCTTGAATTTATCCCCGAAATCGGAAGCACCTACAATGTTCTTCATGAATGTGCCACGAGACATAATCATCTTGGAGAACACACCGTATTTAGCTTTCAGTTTTTGAATCTCCTGCTGTAAGTAAGAGATAAACTTATCCTTTACTGCAGCTTCTGGAGTAAGGAAGTGGAACGGCAACTCGATATCAAGCAACTCGATATTTTCTTTGTTGTCAGCCAAGTGAACCTGTGCTTTACCAGTCATCAATAATCCAGGAACAACGATATCCATACGCTTGTGTGGAGCAAGTAAAATCTGACGATAATCATCAACAATAAAGTCGATAATCTCCTGTAAGATTGTACTTTGTTCTGCAGTATTGGCAGCATTGAACTTATCAATGATATCCTGCAACTGCGACAAACGTTCGATATCCATTTGATAACGGTCGCCCAAGTAAGCGATTTCAGTATAACCGCTTCCGAGTGAACGCCTTTCCCTTAACGGTTTCTGATCGTTCTTGCCAATAATAGAACCAGCAACAACACCCGTTACTGTTCCAAGATAAGTCTTAAAAACACGGGTTTTAGTTTCCAAGAAATCTCCGTATTGCTTCCAATAGATTGTGTCCAATCTCATCTGAAGCACACGGTCGATAATCGCCTTAACGATTGCGGGGTCTGTGAATAAAGTTTGTATGGTCAAATTCATATCTAAACTTTTAATGATTAATACTCAAACTGGAAACGGCTTGTCAATCCCACCTTATCCAATTCATGGATCGGAAGAACTAACTTTCTTTCCTTTACCTCATAGGCTTGCATCAGGAGAGTACAAAGAACCGCTCCATCGTTCTCAACTTTCTTCGCATCATAAAGAACGAAGTTCGCTGTATTCTTCTTCACTGTGCCTGCTACTGCAGTCGCTTCAAATAAAACTGCATCCTTAGCGATATTTTCACCGAAAGCCGCTTCAATAGTCAGGACATCATAGCCCTTGTTAGTCTTGTCGATAGCGACTACTTTCGCTCCTTTTTTACCACTTCCAATAAACATGCCGACATAAGCCAGCGATTCCTTTGCAATTTTGATTGATAAAGCATCAGCTCCGGTCGTGTAGGCTTCTACAACCTTCACGTTGCGAACCGGAATCAATGTACGTTTTACCGAATCAGCCTGAACCGGGGTGAATACGGGTAAGAAAGAACCAACAACCAAATTGGCTATGTCCAACTTCCAAGGACCGCTCTTTCTCACACCTGTCTCAACACGGTAAAACTCTTCCGGTTTATAATCCGGTTTCAAGTCATAATGTGTACCTGCTGCCATTTAATTTACTTTTTAGATTCAACAATCGTTTTTGTACCTTCCGAAATCATACCAGCAATAGATTCGTTTTCTTTCTCAATCTTCGTCTCCGCTGATTCGGGAGGGTTCACACCGCTAAAGCCTATATTAGCGAGTTCCTGCTTTGCGTCCTTGAAAAAAGTATCTAAGTCCGCATCATCGGGAATCGCATAACGCTTTGCGAATGTTTCGGGAATACCATACTCCTTTGCCTTTGCCATAATCTGCTCCTGTCGGGTAGCCTGTAATTTTTCTTGCTTTAAAGCGGAAAGTTCAGTCGAAAGATTCTTATTTGAATCAATCAAAGCTTGTGCCCATGCAGGTACATCATCTTTCTTGTCTTCCGGCTTCGGATTTGGGTTAGGATTGGGATTCTCTATTGGCTTACCATCTTTAAGGTTATGCTTCTTCTCGTAGTTCTGGACAGAAGTACGGGTAGCATCCCCTGCACGGAAATCACCATAAGAATTTAACACGTCCGAAAAGCTGATACCCTCAACAATAGAGTTTACCTTTGTCTCGTCCGTTACACCCTCTGCCTTTTTAGTGGCAATTCGGGTGAGAATAGCAGCATCCACCCCAGTAAACTTGGTTTGGAGGCCCGCTAAGATTTGTTCTAAAATTGTCATACTGTATGAATTAAAATTTGAGCTTCAATTTGCAGAAGTAAAAATACCACCAATACAGATGATTAGTAAATATTTAAGCTTCCTATTCACGACAATAGAACCATTGTCGTGAATACGGTATAAAAGTAGGAAGTAAGTAGGTGGAAGGGAAATAATTAGATGGTGTAGAATTCACCAAGAAGAGATTGTGAAGAAATAGAATAAAAAAAACCGTGAACTAATAAAGGAACACGGCTACATTTTGAATTTATAAAAACTTATCTTTGAGACATTAGATACAATTCATCATAAATAACTTCCAGTTTTGAAGTATCAATATAAAACTGGGTTGCATTTTTAGGAAGTCCAAAGCCATCATCATTGCATCCTATAGGATTCCAAATGCAAGAAACACTATCCTCTGAAACTTTCTTTCCGAATTTATTATCTCTAATAAATTCCCATATCATCCGACCAATTCTATCATTCTTTGTTTTAGACATCAACCCATCTGCCCTCTGATTCTTCCTTATATAAAGGATAAAATCATCATTACCAATCTTTATTTCACTCATAGTATCAAAATGAAATTTATACTTAGTATTATATTTTTCAGTTTAAAATCCAAGCATTGCAGCTGGAGGAATATTCAATACCCGACAAAGAAGTCTTGCTATCTTCAATGTTGGCTCCGAACGTCCAGAAAGATAGTCATTAACACGTGAAGGGCTTATTCCGATCTCACCGGCAAGTTGTTTCTGCGTCATCCCCTTTTCTTCAAGAGATAATTCTATCAATTTCGCAACGGTCGGCTTTTCTATCGGATAATGCTCCTTCTCGTAAGCAATCACTATATCGGACATAACAGTGAGCTCCACTGCATTCTTATCGTTTGCAGGGGTGTTATCATCAACCAATGGCAAAAGTTCCTCTATTCTCGCCAGTGCAAATTCATATTGTTCTTTCGTTACTTTATTCATATCCTATATCTTAAATGGTTGAACAATCTATTTTATCATAATCTTTATGAGTACCAACCCAGCGAATGAAGACGTACCCAATTGTAAACTTAACAACGACAACCAACCGATAGTTGTTGCCTCTGATATTGAAAACGTAGTGTTGGTTGCCTACATAGTCAGCAGAAAGAAAATCAACCTTTATATCAGACAAATTTTTCCATTCGGCTTTTTCTGCTATATCATACCAACGCTCTAAGGCTATGCGTGAATCTTCATAACCTTTGGTTTCATAGAAATCTTTCAGCTTTTTATGTGATACTATTCTCATACGTTGTTCATTTGATACAAAAGTATTAAATAATTTTGAATTATAAAACTATTATAGCATAAATATTTTATAATATCGAATTATACACAATAAAAAAGCGGGACTGAAAAGCTCCGCTATCTATTCACAATTAACCAAAAGTCATTCTTTTGTAGCAGAAATCACCTTTTCATTTTTCAAACTCTGTTCTTCCTCGATTTCTTTCAACTCTTCATCAATTCTATCAGCATTTCCAGCAAACATAATCCCCTCACGCCTGGACCATACTCCGCCACCCACAGCAGAAACGGCAGTAGCCACCTTATCGTTCAAGTCATCAATCATAAAAGGAACCAAGTCTGTCTCGATATCAATCGTCTGTGATGCCTTGTTGAACTCAGTTGGATTAATCGCCCCTAAAGCGGAAACAAGGAAATTGACCCTTCGTTGCAGAAACTCTCCTATCACCTCTGCATGATTACTTACGCTCATATGGGCACCCATAAACATGAAACGGAAAGCGGTTCCTGATGCTTTGCCTACGCCCTTCAATGTCTCAAAGGATATTCTTGGAGTATTGGACATATCATAAGCGTTGTTCGTAAGTGTTTCGGCTTCAAAACGTATTGTTTCTGGGACTTGGTTCCACGTCAAATATTGAGCATCTGCACCTTGCCCGGTAAGCTTCACGATTTTGTCTTTATTCTTCCCGACAAAGCCTTCCACATCACCGACTAATTTTAGCAATGGGAAAAAATGATAATCTATGCAATCGGCATAATTGGATAACAGTTTCTCTAATCGGACACGGAAGGTCTTTATCTTCTTGCAATAAGGTTCGGGACGATAGGCATAGAGAATCGGCAGTTTGGGGAATCCATGAGCGAAAGCTATTCTTTCTTCGTACCCCTTAGATAAATCCCACTGATAAACCATCTTGTCCGTAATAGTCATAAAGCAGATGACTTCCGAATCATCCATGAGCTTCTTTTTGTACTCACGTGAGAAAGCAATCATTTTACCTTCATCGTTGAAGAACGGATAAAGCTTATCCCCACGGAACGGAGACCATAATACGCTTTTCAGCTTCTTGGTAGGTTTTACCTTGCCTCCGAATGTAGTCTTAACTTTCTTCCAGAACTTCGCCCAGAACGAATCATCATCGGTTACGTACCAATATTCCGCTACTTCCTGCTCGGATAACCAGGCACGAACTATCTTCTTATTCTGGTATTTGATTTTATTGGACTTGAATACAGCTTTGACCGCATCCAACAGCTTCTTTTCGTCATCGTCGGTCGGAGTACAATCCATAGACGGTTCTGTGCCGACCGTGAAAGCTGTTTGAATGTTCACTATATCCTGTTCCAATGGAATAGAAATACGGTTTACCGGTTCGTCCTTGTACTTCGCTTCAATTTCGTATGTTTTACCGGTCTCTTCATCGAAAACTTTCTCCGCTTCTTTTTCAAGCACTTTTCTGTCTGGGTACTTCTTTTTATCCACCATGATTTCATGGCGTTCGGGATTCCAGTCGTCCCAAAGTTCACAACGGTCGGGGAGCTCGGTTTTTCTACCTTTCTTCAAGTAGCTTATTTTCTGCCCGATGTCAGGCAATGCTAATATTTCTTCAAGCGTTAATGGCATAATCTATATTTTTAGTGTGTGAATATTCCAGTTAAATCTTTCGGCTTCAAAATACGTCCCAAAATATGTCCCAAGATATAATATCTAATAGGATCGATACAGTGATTCCAAGCGTCTACCGGCTCATTGATATAATGCCCGTCTTTATCTTTATCCCAAACATATTTACGGAGTTCCTCAATGATATGGTATGAACGTTCAGTAACGAATAGTTCCATCTCATGTATCTTGTCAATACCGGCTTTAATAGAACCAGGGAATTTATCTACCGGATAGATGTTCACACCCCTATTTTTGATTTCCTGAATCAAACGAGGGTCGGCACTATCTCCGTAGACTTTCAGCCCCCACGGCTTCAATTTTTCGGCAATGGCATTTGTGAGCATTCCTGTTTCATAGAACAACTCATCCACATAGAGTCGGTTGTCTACGATGCCACAACGAATACCTGTTGACGGGTCGTTGGTATAACCCCAGTCGGAAGCAAGAGCCACTTTCTTTGCCCAAGTCGGGAACTCTTTTACAATTCCCCATTTCTTAAACACAGCACCTTCCGCAACATCAGCCCAGCGGCCGATAACCACGTGAGCATACTTTTCAGGATTACTCACCTTCATATCCTCCACTTCTTTCAGGAACTCCGGTGAAAGATTATTCAAATTATCCTGATAGGTAGTATGGATATGAAGTACATTCGGGTGAGTGGATACTTGAACCTGCACACCGTCAATCTCTACAAGTTTGTGAGTGTTCTCAATGTATTTCTTATAGATAAAGTGATTGGAATCGCACGGGTTCATTATGATAATAATCCGGTTCTGAATACCCTTCTTACGGATGGAGAGCATTATTTTATCGAACTCTTCCTCATTCGTCCACTCCTCCGCTTCATCACAGACGAAAGTGGTAATACCTTGGATGGATTTCAGTTTCGCCGTCTGATTCCCTGAAGAAGTTTTGATACCACGGAACATAATACGGCTCTTTGTCATCTTGTTAACTATATCCGTTTTGGTGGTCTTGAAATACTTGATTGTTCCATCAAGTTCTATCTTCTCCATCATTTCGGGGATGATAGACATACCGGCAGAAACCATCGTGTAGCGGGTGTAGAGAATCTGATGAACAATCTTCTCGGCTTCCG